ATAGTTTGCCCAATAAGCATAGTCGTCTAAATTGTTAAAAATTTGTTGACTAATAATTCTATCGTTTGCTTCTTTCCACCTTTTTTCTGTTATAGAAGTTCCTTCTATAGTTGAGCCAAAGTTATCTTGAACTGGTATGCCTGTAGCGTCTTGTACAGGATTTTCATAAGGACTAGTAGTTAAGTTATTTGCTGGATAAATAGGTCTTTTAACTCCTAATTCATCTATATAACAAACACTTACATAGTTTATATAGTCTTGAGGTAGCACTATGTTTAAGCTCGCTGGTATTGTTAATTCTTGCGAATGTATACTTTTAAGTGTATCATAGCTAAACTCTTGTAAAGATCTTTTAGCAAAAAACAATACATCAGACTTAGTTGCTTTTTGTAGTATTTTACCGTCACCAACATAACCAACCATAAAGTTATCTATAGCATCGTTTAATGTTATATACTCGTATCCTCCGTAGTTATTTTCTACAGTTTGACCAAAAGCATCTTGGGCTCCATAATTACCACCACTTAAGGTTTTTAATTGAACTACTACATATGTGTTATTTGCTAATCCTGCTATCGTAATACCATTATTAGCTATAGTATATGCTGTTGTGTATTCTGTAAAGCTACCTGGTAAACCTGTAGCACTAGTGTACAACTTAAAGTTATTTAATGCATAATTAGTTTCTGTTGGATCAAAAGATCCAAGAACTAAATTTGTATCAAAAGTAGTTGGAAATGTTTCAGAGGCTGTACCGTTGGAAATAAAAACCTGAGCACCTTGGTAGTATTGTTGATTTGTTTCTGTTACTAAACTCATTTATTTAAGATTTTTCGTTAGCTTCTACTGCTTGAGCTTCTTGAGATGCTGCTTGAATAACAAGAGGGTCTTTTACAATAATACCGCAGTATTTTAATATGCCAATAATTAAATTAGTTTGTTCTGACGTGTCTAATTCAAAATCAACGGAAGATGATGATGTAGCACCCACACTTGTAAAAATATATTGACCAACGCTACCAGTAGTAAAACCCCAAAAAGGATTTGTAGGTCTTAATATACAATTAACGCTAACAGCGTCTAAAACACTACTAGGGTTTGGAGATATTTTTAAAGCTAATTTATTTAAAGGTGTTATAGTTATAAGCCCGGAAGTAGTTCCGCCGTTTATTGTTAATATATCTCCGGCAGAATATCCTGATCCATAATCATTTACTGTTATAGAAGTTATAATTCCGGCTGGTGCTGTCACTGTAACATTAAACCCAGTTCCAGTTCCACCCGTAGTTCCGTGAGTAGATCCATTTACATATCCAGTGCCTCCACTGTTTAGAGAAATATCAGCGGTAAGATTATTACTGCTAGTTGTTCTGAATATGGGATATTGTTTAGTAGGAGAGGTTAATTTTGATCTAGTTATTTTATCAAAGTCTTTTTTACTAACAAGCTGAGTTACAGAAGAATACTGAGGTTGTCCGCTGTAAGTGGTTACAACGTCACCTATTTTAAACAATGTGGAACCTGTATTATTATAAAAACACTCATTAGGAGAATTGTATGTAAAAATTAATTCTCTTTCAAATGGGTGTAGTTTATAACTTATGTCTTTAAACATGTTAAAGAACTCAGTGTCGTTTTGGGTGTTGTTTTGATTTAATCTATTAACTTGATTTCCATCAGGAAAATAAGATTGAAATATTTCGTCTTGAACTTGAGCCGCAAGACTATTAAATTCAGCAGGTGTTATATATCCTCTTTGTTCTTTGTTTAATATATACAAGACTGTTTGGTATACTGTATTTACGCTTACTGCCATATTAATTTTTTATTATACTAAAAAGGCGGCCGAAACCGCCTATATATTAGTATCACTTGTTTTTATAGTTTTTTATCTATAGATTTATAGATCTCAACACCTTCATCTGTTTTCAAGAAAGCAGCAAATGCTGAGTAAGGGTTTTCATCAAAAGGTACGTTCATTAGTTTTCTACCGTTTGTTCCCCATGTAAATGTTCTTTGATCGCCTGATAATCTAATTATTCCAGCTTCTTCTGCTCTAATAGCAACGTTTCTTAGTTGAACGTTATCATCATTAGCTAGGTTAATAAATAATTGAGGATTACTTCTAGCAAACAAAAGCAAATCTCTTTTAAGTTCTTTGGAACTCATACTGTTAACTTTAGATCCAAGTTCAACTCTTAAAATAGCCTCTGCTTGATCTATGTCCATATTTCTAGCTGCGTTTAAAGCATCTATTTGAAGATCTAAAATATCTAAATCATCTGCAGCTTCTTCAACAGCACTAAACTCTTCGTATATTCTACCTTTTAATGGGTGGTATAAAGAAAGCAGTTTTTGTAGGTTTTGTTGTTGCTTTTTTACTTTTAAAGTACCTTCTCTAAATCTAATATGACCCATAGTACACTCACCTTTTTGTTCATCTACAAAAGGCGAATCTTGATTTGTAGCATACCTTAGTTCTCTTTGTACTCCGGTTTTTTCGTCAAAATATAATAATGAGTGCTTTCTAGTATGCTTACCTGGAATAGTTAAAGTTAAAGGATTTTTATTTCCTTTTAAATAATAAACTCTATCTTTAATTTCCCACGTTGGTTTTGTGGGTTTAGGTGGTGTTTTTGTAACCACTTCCTGAGGTGCAACCTCAACAGTTTCTACTGCTGTAGCTTTTTTAGCCATAATATAATAAAATTAAATAGTTAATAAAAAACCCTAGGGCTACGCTCACTGTGTAGCCCCATAGGGTTTAATTTTAAGGTAATTAGATACCTTTGAATAATACAAAGTTGTTAGCAGCTTGCACGACTAAACATCTTTCTGATAGGAAGTTTACTTCCATAGCGTCAAGAGTAGATGTAAATGCGCCTCCAGCAGAACCAGTTAACCAAGACTTCATACGACGATCATCAGCTTGTGAAGCTCTGTATCGTACATGTAAGAAAGGTCTACGGATATTAGTTCCTAACACTTGATCATATACAGTTGATGTTCCAGCAGGTACTAATACACCTTCAATAGAGTTGATTCCATCGATAGCGCCACGAGTTGAAGCATCATTTAAGTATTTCCAATCAGTTTTGTAGAAATCGTAAGATCCTCTGCGGAAACCACTAAATCCAAGATTCAATGCCATTTCCTCAGAGTTTTCAAATAAACCAAATGCAGTACCACCGGCAGTTCCACCAGAGATTGCAGCTAGCATATCATCAAAATCTAAAGCAGTTTGTCTTTGTAAGAAAAGCATGTTTTCTTCAATAGCACCTTGAGTATCTAAGTTTTTCAAAATGTCATCAAAGTCACTGATTCCTGCAGCAGCAGTAAATCCTACTTGTACGTTACCACGAGATTGAATAGCAGCAAATAAACCTTCACTACCAGGCAGTTTAGCTGGAGTTGGAGCAGCTAAAGCTGATCTTTCAGATTCTACCATTGCCATTTCTAAGTAATCTTCAAAACGTAGTCTTGTTTCAGACTCAGCTTTTAAATACCACAAATATCCAGACGTTCCATCTTCAGTGGCAACCTCAACCCATCCAATTTGAGCCATATCAGAACCAGATACTACGTATTGATCTCTAATAATTAATGGCGTGTTTGAAAACTGGGTTAAAACTGGCTCGACACTATTTCTAGGTTGAGTTAGACCAGTTCCACCGGACACCATAGAGGTTCCTTTTTGGTAAGCAGAACCATATACAAATATTTTTAATCCTGCGTTAGCAGCGCCAAAAGTAGTTGCTATTACAGCACCGTCAAAAGCACCAACAGTAATAGTGTTAGGACCAGCACCAGGAACCGAAACAGTAACTAAAGCTTTTGCTTCAATACCAGTTACAGGGTCTAAAATTACTATGGTATCATTTACAGACATAACATTTTCTACACCAGCTGGAATAGTAAGTGTATTTGTTCCAACACCTCCAGTTAGTACGTCATTATATGAAATATGTAATCTGTTTTGTTCAGACCAAATTACTTGATCAGATGTCATTGGCATTTCAGCGCCAACCATGCGCAAGAATCCAGATAACGTTCTGTTTCCATAACGCTCTACTTCTTGTTCATAAATTTCAGGTAAGTACTGTTGCGCGAACGAATCGCCACCATTTCCTGGTCCAGCCGCACCACCCTGATTAAATTGTAGGTAGTTACTATTTAAAATCTCTTGTGTTTGAGATGGAATAATACTACCAAATTGAGGAGATAAACTCATAATTTTAAGTTTTTATTAGTTAAATTTTTTAGTTTTTATTTTAAGTTTTGTAGAATCAGCGCCTGAAATAGCTCGCACCTTAAACCCATTTAAAAACACATCTCCTTGAGTAGTCCTAGCTTTAGTGTCACTCAAGTTTTTTGATTTGTTTATAACGTCTTTTACAGCGTCTGCTTTTCCTTGCTCATAAAAATGAGCGGCAATCTTATCTACGTTTTCAGCAGCATACATAGCTTTATGATAACCATTAACGTCTTGAACGTTACCAGATTCGTCTAGGAACTTCCCAACGAGGTTTGTTATATTAGACTGGTTTTCTGCAACTTTATCTTTGTTTTGAATATTATACTTATATTTCTTCTCACCAACACTGATATCAAAACCTTTGAAATCATCGCTAAAAAGCTTTTTTGTATTATCTTTAAACAGTTGATGCTGTTGCTCAGCTTGTTTTTGCTCCTTGTTATATCTATTGAAAAAATCCATAGCTTTTTGTTGTTCCTGAGTAACGCCCGGTCTCAACTTGATCTCGTCGTAATATTTACTCTTAGTCTCTTCTAAAAAGTTTTTGGCTTTTGCAACTTCTTCTTTAAATGCAAGTTTCTTTTTTCTTACATCTCTTTCCTCGTCTAAGTCTTCATCAATAACAAAATCTTCTAATAAAAGATCTATATCGTCAGACTCTAAATAAGGCTTATTTTTTTTGTAATACTCTTTTAGTAAAGTAACATCGTCAATGCTAGAGTAATCAGCATTTAAACGAGTATAATCTTCTATTGTCCCACCTGTTTCTTCCATAAACGAAACTAGCTTTTCAATATTCTCCGGCAATGGTTTGCCTAATATTTTTTCATCTCTTATAGCTTCTTTAACTTCAGCTTCAACTTCTTTAACTTCAGCTTCAGCTACTTCTTGGATCGGAGAAAACCCTTCAGTAGTCTCGTTGGACTCTTGTACAGGTTCTCCCACCTCTGCGCTATCTCCGGATGGTTTTTCCACAGATACCTCCTTTGTTTCTCCGATTTGAATGGCATCTTCTTCTTTTTTAATTTCAACCTTAGTTACATTATCTTCTAATTCTACTAAAGGTTCTTTTGGATTAACATTTACTTTTGTAATGTTATTTTTTGTTTCTGTTAATTTTTTAGGTGTTTTCTTTTTTGTTTTTAATTTAAACTCACCTTCCTGTTTAACAGGTTCATTTGTTTTTATTTCTGACATAATATAATATAATTAAATAATTAAACAGCGTTTACATAAACGCACTCATTCCAGCATCTGGCTGGTTTTCAAAATCAATTGGTAAGCCGTCGTTTTTTCTTTGACTTATCATTTCGCTTTGCTGCGTACCTTCCATTTTTATACGCTTGTCTTTCCTATCTTCTATCATTTGTTCTTTTGAACCAATAGCATTAACTTCCATTTGTTTTAATTGAAGATCAAATTCAAATCTTCTTTGCATTTTTTGCATTTCAAGCTCGTTTTGCACCTGCATGCGCTCAATTTCCATTTGATTTTTAGACTGTTCAAATTGAACTTTACTTCCTGTTATAGCTTCTTGTTTCTGCACTTCTGCCATTGCTGTTTTTTCAGCAGTTGAAGCTTGAGCATCTGCCTGAGCCTGTATATTAGACTGTTGTATTTCCATATCTTGCTTCTGCTTAGCTTTACGTTTAACTTTAAGCATTTGATTAGCAAGTTTAAGGTTTTTGATTTGTCTAAGATCTATAGCGTCTTCAAGGTTAATACCACCTTGTTGTATAGCAGCTTGTATATTTTGCTCTAACTGAGCCTGCTCTTCTTCGTCAGGTTCTAATTCTAAAAATATACCAAAATCATGAAGATTTAAATTAACTATCTCTTCTAATGTTTTTATATTATAAGTTGATATAGAATTTTGCAATGAGCTTTTAGTAAGAGGAAACTCTAAAGCATCTGCTACTCTAAGAGCTACGTTTTCTGATATTCTAAGAGTTAAATATAAACTAGACTGCAATATATGCTTAGTAGCCGTGTTAGATGCATTAGCCGCTAATTTTTGTAATCCTACTAAAGTATTTCGATCAGGCAAACTACCATCTCTAGCCTCATTAAGTCCTGTTACGTCTCGTATCATTTGTAAGTAATATTGATACGTTTGAATTAGACTGGCTATTTTAGCATTACCGCTTCCGCTTTGTAATTCTTGAACTGGAACTTTACCAGCATTCATCTCACCGTCTTGAGTAAGTGATCTACCTACAACTGAACCAGTTTGAAAATACATATTTAATGCTTCTGCAGGATTATAATTTGTACCATTGCCCAAGTCGACCTCAGCAAGCCCGTCCATGTCTAAATATACACCATCTGGTACCATGCGAGATATTACTTGTTGAAGTTTTAAATGAGTTAACTGTATCATATCAGCAAAACCAGTACATCTACTTACTAAAGATTCTATTCTACCTTTGTATATTCTAGGTGCACAAATAG